TTCCAATGGAATGATCTAACCACTATGTTAGTACCTTCACGTACTGTATTAACATATATAGCTTATCGCGTTCATGCGGGGCTCTACACTACTTAAATTTGCAATCTCTATAAATCCGGGTCTCCCCGGCAAATTCAAGATTTCTTAAATAAGTCGTGTCCTTAGAGACCCGTGACTAACATAAATGTTAACCACCCAGGCGACTGCTGCCTGGTAACCATTACGCCGGTTAGCGACACTACAACAAAGTTGGAGTGTAATATACATAAGGTGTTGCTACAAAACCCGATAACGAAAAATCGTCTGCCGCGGATATGTAAGCTGTCAGTGATCCCTCCTTGCCAGGAGCTGTACTGTTGTTTGTTGCTAGGGCCGTTATTGTTATGCCCTGATTATGATTTAAACTATTATCACCTAAACGAGGAGAAAAATATCTCCTAGGTGATAAATAGGGAACTTCACAATCTACGTGAGTTTTAAAGCCATCAATGCTTGTCCCTACTGCCATACCTGAATTTCCAGATGTATTGAGGGCAGTAATGGATTTCTTTGCAGCATCAGAAACAGAAGTTCCTGCTGTAACTGGAGTTGCTAAGTATACATGAGTGGAAGATGATGAATTTCTAATTACTCTTACACTAGGTATAGTTAAACCAGATGAAGAATCTCGCAATCGCCATCGTACTCCACCTCTACGAGCGTAAAACATTGCTGAACACCAAGCAAGAGGCGTATTAAAACAATAATTATACGAACCACCTCCAGCTAAGTGCATGCCTCCAGGTGCTTTGCCCCTATGAAAAGGAAAAGCACTCGTAACAATATTTATACTAGCAGTGCTGTTAGCTGGTAAACCAATAACAGGAAAAGTGGTGTATGTACAATATCTCTTTAAAATATACCTAAGAGAAGTAACGGGGTCGCCATGATGGACAACAGGTGCCTTATCACTCGATGGAATATAAACACCAAAAGTAATATTAGGTACAACAGCTGTAGAAGCCATCAAATCATCTTCCATCAACTCACCACTCTGTGGAAACAACGAAAAGTTATCTAAACCATCAGTAGGATCACAATACTCAAAATCTGGTCCTGCACATATAAAAGCTAAAATTTCAATATCAGTATTCAAAGCTCCATTAGCGGTTAAATCATTCAATACAGTGATATTCAATATTCCATTATCAAACGCTGCATCTCTAGTTGGCGGTGTTGGACTAATCATATTGGCAATAGGTGTCAATCCAGGACGCTGTACTCTACAATAAGGAATATGCGACATGTAACCTACATCAACCACGACCTCATGGTTTTCACTTATGTCCCAAATATAAGTATAAGCAATATTGTGTTCAACTCCTGCTGTTTGTTGAGCAGGTGTCAAGCCATTGGGATCATAAGTAATACGAAGTCGCCCTCTATGGAAAGAACTAGCAACACACACGAATCTAAAACGCAAAGAACCTCTCCATAATCTAAACATTTGTCCAATGTAAGCTAACGGAGGTAAACATAATTTTTGTGCTGATCCAACACCTGATCCAGGCAAATGCAAGGATGGTGTCACAACATAATTAATCAATGTGGTTTCCGGTGTGCGAATTCCAGTCCACGCAAATTTGCCAATATAAGTTTCTTTTTCTATCAAAGATTTAATTAACATTTCATCTTTACGAGCTAAACCAACCACTGAAGGATCATGTGTGACTTCTTGTTTATCATCATATGTCAATTTATATATAGGATCATGCTGCGTTGCACTAGATAAATTAGGTATTGTTCTAGGAACCATGTACATCATATCACTAACTATCGCAGGCTTAGAAAAACCCAACGAAACCGCTATGTTTGCACCTAAATCCAATAGTTGTTGAGATGCTAAAGCGTAAGGTCGAATAGCAACAATTCTAGCTAACGCTCCAGCAACTTGTGCTAAAACTGATAATGGTTTAGAAATAACTCCATTACCATATTCATCTCCAGATTGTGGTAACAACCCAGGAATGTTTGTTTGAGTTGGAGCTCCAAAAACAACATTTTCTGCCCAACACATGACTGACAATGTAACAGAATCAGCAGAAGTTGCAGACAATAGCTTCAACGGCGACATTTCACCCAAAACGATCATTCCAGTCGACAAATGTTCACCTTTGGTTAAATCAAAAGAATTATAATGATGTAAATATGGCAACCGCAAACAACCTCCTTGATCTGTCGTTGGAGAAATATAAACGTGTGGCAACTGTGATAAAATACCAATACCAGAAATGTCGGTTATAGTAGTTGGTGTTATAAAAACATCATTGCCTGTGTTGGGAACAGCAGCAGCAATCCACCTTCCATAATGAAATGGACTACCATTGACCATAAAACGAAAACATAAATCACATTTAAAATTCTTAAAATTATTCATTCTATTAATAACTCTTTTATTGGAGAAAAATAATGTAGGATTAATAAAATCAAACAAAACAGGAGAAATTATAGCAGGAATAATTTGTTTAGAAAAAATCTTAACAGGACGAGACAAAAATTTAGATAAAGAAACAACGTCTGTATCAACGTTATAAAAACTATTGTCCAAATCTCTATCATAAGTCGCTTCGACATGCATAGTGTCATCACTAAAAGTTGTCAATACTTGTTGCGTCGAATGCTCCATATTTTCTTGTATAACTGGTAATGATAAATTACCAGATTGTGGAGAAATCTTTTGTTTTTTAACTCTTCGTGCAACGGAAAATGCATCTTGATACCAGTTTGTATTCGGAGGCGGCAACGTATAATCACCAACCTCGTAATATTTTAAATAAGCATCACGAAAAACCCTTACACTTTCAAAAGCTTCTAATACAACAGAACCATCATCATATAATAAATCAGGAACAACTGGAAAACTTTCAAAATAACCACAATATGGAAAAACTCCCGATTGCGCAGTTAATGGAGATAAATCGCTATCAGAATTGAAATCAAATAAGTTAACATTTGACTTATGCATAATACTATCAGGACTGCATAAACGACACGAAACTGTTGTCCAATATTGTGTTGCAGGTCCTGAACACGAGATTCCAGGAAAC